GACGGTATAAAGAGCGCTATTCTGTAGTCACCATTGACTGCAACCAGGTTAACGCCGAAGAGCTTGTCAATGACCCACAGTTCCAAAGCTACGCCTCACCAAGCGTTGGTTTTGGAAATGGTGTACTCGGTTATGGTGTTGGACTTTATGGTAGCTATGGATATGGAAGGTAATAACTATGCCGTTAAATAAGCCTGTTGATGGAGAGACTAACTGGGATGTAAAGCTAAATGCCGCACTTGACTACTTAGACGTACAGAAGGCACCTCTTGCATCCCCAACCTTTACTGGAAAAGTAAATCTTACCAACACAACTGCACCTACTGCCAATATGACAGGTGGAGGAATTTTGTATGTAGAAGCTGGAGCTCTGAAGTACAGAGGCTCTTCAGGAACGATTACAACGATTGGACCAGCATAATGTCAGAGTTTGAAGATGACATCCTTGACGATGTTGACTTTGAAAATTTTGAGCCTGAGCTAGATGAAGACCTGTTTGATGAGGACTTTGATTTTGAAGACGACGAGGAAGAGGAAGACGAATGAAACCAGAATGTAAATGTGGCAACTGTGGCTGCGGCAAAAAAGACCCAAGCTAAGGTTGAAAAGCCAGTAACTCTGGCTATCAAGGTCCCAGGCAAGCCTGCACGGGAAACGCATAAGATTTCTAAGAACAAAAAAGGTGAGGTCATTGTTGACCATACCAACCGTGACAAAGGCACTTACGACAAGATTAACCTGACAAAGAAGGCTGGCGCTAAGACAATTAAGCAAGGCGTTAAAGCAACTAAAGATTGGCATAAGACAAATGGCTAAAGGACCTTGTTGGGATGGCTATGTTCAAGTAGGCATGAAAATGAAAAATGGCAAGAAAGTTCCAAACTGCGTACCTGAAGGCTCTGGTAAGAAGAAGGTCGCAAAACCTACTACAAAGAAAGCTGGTAAAAAATAATGTGTGCAGCATGTGGATGTGGAAAGAAAAAGGGCGAGCCAGGTTTTGGCAAGGGCCCAAAGAAGACTGCTAAGAAAACGGCTCTAAAAGGTAAACAAAAGAAGCTTGATGCAGACAAAGACGGCAAGCTAGAAGGCTCTGACTTTGCTGCCCTACGAAAGAAGAAGAAGTAATGTGCGCCACCTGTGGCTGTATGAGGCCAAAAGACAAGCACGGAATGAAGACCCTTGCTGCAGCAAACAAGAAGTTTGATAAAAAGCCCAAGGAAAAAAAAGAAAAGTCAAAGGCAAAAAAGAAGTAAGTAGTTAGGCCCCGAAAGGGGCCTTTCTTCTTTATCATAGGTTTATCAGTAACCCGCTGCGGGCCTGTGCAGTCCCAACTGCTTGCGTTGTATAAGGGGTTTATCCATGCTGCTTTGCCTTACCAAAAAAAAGGTACACAATGGCTGACACCCACGCTCATACATCGCTAGATAAGAGCAGTCACGAAACTGCTAAGTATCTCTCCTCACACCTCCGTAATGAAGCTACCGCAGCTGGCTGGCCTGACCATATCGTTAAGGGTATGAAGGTCCATTACCACGAGGGTGAATTTAAAATTTCCGCTAATAAAAAGCACACCAAGCAGATTAATGACTTGGAATACGGAACTCAAGATAGCCGTCCTACAGCAGCTATGCGACGTTTTTCTAACAATACCTCTGAAGCTGAAGAGTTCCTTGTAGGTAGAATGCTGAAGCACATGGGAGGCGAGCTATGACCTTCCTTATCTCTGAGGATGAGGCTTTGCGCAATCTTCTTTTAGGTATGACCGTTGTTGACCAAAAAGCAAACAATGACAATACCTCCCGCAGTGTAAAAGTTTATTTTGGGCAACCTGACCAAGAAATCCGTGAGCAGTCATACCCGTACATCACAATTGACATGATTGACATTGCAGAAGACCCTGCACGTGCTCATCGTGGACTAGTAAAACCAGAATACTTGCCAAACCCAACTAGTTCTCCTTCAGGAACTGGAACGTACAGTGCAAGCACGAACGACTGGTACATCAACTACCCTATTCCAGTAAACATTGATTACCAAGTAACTACGTACTCACGTCAACCACGTCATGACCGTCAAATTTTGGCGCAAATGTTGACTAATAAGATTCCAATGCGGTTCGCTGTATTGGAACCAAATGACGGAACAGTTCGTCGTTTGGACCTTTTGGATGTCTCAAAACGGGATGTCACAGAGCAAGGAAAGCGTTTATTTATGAATGCTTTTACAGTGAGAGTCTCGTCCGAGATAACCTCACAAACCTATACACAAGTGTACAAAACGTTGCAAATTATTGGTACTGGCACAATGGGTGACTTTGTTCAAGGACAAACTTCATACCCATTTACTGCCGTTGATTCATGGACTAATCCGTAACAACATGGAACCCCTACCCAACTAGTTAGGAGAAAACAATGGCTTATAGCCGTCCAGGTGTTTACATTAGTGAGCGCCTACTACCCGCACCAATTGGGGCTGGAGCTGCAGCTAACGCTGCAGGTGCAATCGCTGCACCATTTGCTCAAGGTCCAGAAACCGTAACTCTTGTTAACTCTTGGTATGAATTTACCAAGTATTTCGGAGGATACAACGCTGCATATCCATCTTCTTTTGGAGTTGCTCAATTCTTTGCTAATGGTGGTCGTGAGTTATACGTAAAGCGTATTCTTGCATCAAACGCCTCTAGTGCTGCCGTAACAGTATCTACTGCTGGTTCAGTAGCTGTATTTACTGCTACAGCTAAGAACCGTGGTTCAGATGGAACTAACCTTCGTATAGAAATTTCCGCTGGAACTGTTTCTGGTACTTACACATTAACTCTTACCAAGGAAACTGTTGCAGGAACAAGTTCAAACACTGCAAACGATTACCTACTTGAGCGTTATGAAAATATTGTCTTTGACCCAACATTTTCAACTAGCTCAGATTACGCAAACACTGTAATTAATACTACTTCTGGGTACATCACTATCAGCAACAATGCTGCGGGTGTTCCTGCTTCAGGAGTTTACCCACTTACCGTCAGTGGTTCACCAGTCAACGGGGGAGATGGAGCAACTGTTGCTGCAACTGATTACACATCTTATGCTGCAACATCAACCTCTGTTTGGAACGAGTTCAACTCTGTAAATCGTCCTCTCGTTATCTTTACTCCAAACATCTATGCTGTAGTACCAACATCTACTGCAACCGTTACAGCAGCAGCCTCAGCCTGGGCTGAAGCTAACAATGGTTTCTACGTTGCAGAAACAGCTGCTGGATTAACTGTGGATGCTGCAATTGCTGCAGCTCAGGCACTCAGTGGTAGAAGTTCAACTGCTATGTACTACCCACACGCTTACATTTCAGACCCAGTTGGTCGTGGAAACGGCGCACTTCGTCTGGTAGGTCCTTCCGGAGCAATTGTAGGAAAGTACCTTTCAACAGATGCAAGCATTGGTGTGTTTAAAGCACCTGCTGGTCTACGAAGCCCAGTTGCGGGAATGGTTGCTCTAGAGCGAGTATTCACAACAGCTGAACTAGACAGACTGAACGTTGGTTTGCCAACAGCAAATACAGGTTCAGTTGCACCAGTAAACCCTCTTCGCCAGATTCCTGGCGCAGGAATTGTAGTTATGGGTGCTCGCACTCTTCTACAAGATGGGACTGCAAACCGCTACATCAACATGCGTCGTTCTTTGATTTACATCAAGGCACGTCTAAAGGCTCTTACTGAGTTTGCAATCTTTGAAAACAACGATGAGCGCCTATGGGCACAAATTAATGGTGTGATTGATTCATTCCTTAACGAGTACCGCAATCAAGGAGGTCTTCGTGGAGGACCTACACAAGCATACTTCATCAAGTGCGATGCAGAAAACAACCCTGCAAACCTAATCGCTCAAGGTGAAGTCCACATTGAAGTTGGCGTTGCGCTGCAGTACCCTGCAGAATTCATCGTCATTGACCTCAGCCAAAAAACGCTGAACTAACCAAGGAGATAATAAATTATGGCTACCATAGTTAACAATCGCTCAAGCCTATTGACAGACCCAATCCGTAACTTTAGGTTTTTGGTTACGTTCAAGCAACAGACTGGCGCAAGCCCAGCGACTAAAGCGTTGGCTGAAGCAACAGCTGTTATGGGTTTTACATCCGTATCAGGAATGGCTGTAACAACAGACTCTATTCCTTACCGTGAAGGTGGGTACAACACCACTGTTCACCAAATTCCAGGACAAACAACCTTTGCTCCTATCACTCTACAACGTGGAATGATTCTTGGAACTGCTAAAAACTGGGGTTGGATGCGAGAAATGTTTGCCACAGTTCAAGGTGGTACAGGCTCACGTGGAGTTAATGAAAACTTCCGTTGCGACCTAGAGATTGAAGTTTTGTCTCACCCAATCCCAGGCGTTGGAACAGAAGGTGCTGGAGACAACACACCTCCAACAGACCACGTAGCTATGCGCTTTAGAGTGTATAACTGCTGGCCTACATCAATTGCTTACTCAGACCTAAATGCAGGAGATAACGCTCTGTTCGTGGAACAGATGACACTCGTACACGAAGGTTTTGACGTGAACTTTGCAACAACACTTACAGCAAGTGCAGCAACCGAGTTTGGTGCTGCTGGAACCAAACCAACTGGCGGCCAGTCTTCAGTAGTCGCCTCGTAATTACCCCAATCTAACAAAGGAATAAAATGACAACGAAAACAATTAATGCAGCGGCTAATCCCGCAATGGCTAACAATCTCCTAAACCAAGTCATTAACGAACGGATTGAAGATGATTTCAATCCTGAAATCAAATCTCCTGTGGATACTACGGTGGAACTTCCTGGCGGGTACATAACACCCGCTGGGGAGCTCCTCCGTACCGCAGAAGTACGAGAGCTAAACGGCAGAGATGAAGAAGCAATTTCTAAAGCATCTAGTGTTGGAAAAGCTCTTGTAACAATCATCCAACGAGGAACAGTCTCCATTGGACATATCAAATCTGAAGAGTCTGTTTTAGATGGATTGCTAGCGGGAGATTTAGACGCTCTTCTTCTTGGTATCATCAAATCAACTTTTGGAGTAGACATTGAAATACCGTCATACTGCGCAAAGTGCGAAGATTACAAGGTAGTAACAGTTGATTTAAATGAAGACATCAAAACAAAGGTTCTGACAGACCCAATGAACGACCGTGTGTTTATTGTAAAGGGAAAGAAAGATGCTTTTACAGTCTCTTTGCCTGACGGTGCTACACAAAAGGCATTAATTAAAAATGTTGACAAAACAGAGGCAGAACAAACTACCGTTTTGCTTGAACACTGCGTATTAAAAATTAACGACAATCCTGTTTACAGCCCATTACAGGTGCAAAATCTTGGGATGGTAGACAGAAAAAACATCGTAAAAGAAATTAACAAGCGGGTCCCTGGCCCTCAGTTTGATGACATCTCAGTTACTTGCCCTGAGTGTGAAGGTGAGGTAACGGTCTCCATTAATTTGGGAACCTTGTTTCGCTTGTAGTTATACGTCGTACTTAGAGCTGTTCTCACAATGGGCAGTACTAAGTGACATTCACGAAGGATGGACATTGTCTGACATTAAAGATATGTCAGTAAGAGAGAGAAAAAATTGGCTAGAACTAGCCAAGGCGAGGTCAGAAAGGACAAGTAGTGGCATTTAACTTTATGGGTAATGTAAAAACACTTACCTCCTCTGTCACCTCCCTTAAAAAAGAACTCTCTGGTGTCTACGACGTCTTAAAAAAGATTAAAGGACTTGGACCATCAGCATTTGGA